AAGATTATGCTGATGAGTATGAATTAATGCTCTCTAGGCAGTACACAAGAAACTTAAGAGGGATTGATGATGAGTATAATAAGTATAAAGTTTCAGCAAATAAGGAAGTCAACTATTTGGTTAAGGAGTTTGAGTGTAAGAAAGCAGCTGACAGTTATGCTCGTGCTACTACTAGTCGCACTGGGGTTCTCGATACAGCGAAGCTTCACACTTACAAATATAACGAAGATCTTTTCAGAAAAGTAACTACTCTTCCTGAGGGTAAGAACCATGGATTAATCTTTAACTTAGATTGGTCTGGGTCTATGCACCATAGCATCAGGTCAACCATGAAGCAGTTACTTACATTAGTATCATTCTGTCGTAAGGTTGGAATTGCTTATGATGTATATCTCTTCTCCGATTCTTATAAGAAGCAAGAACATTACATACATGAGGATGCTTCAGCAGAAGGTAAGATTGTATGTCACAACTTTAATATGGTTAACGTATTAACTAGCAGTGCTAATAATCGTAAGCATGATAGACAAGCAAAGAACTTATTCCGTCTTGCATCTGCTTTTGCTGGCGGTGGTGCTGGTGGTCCTTACCAATTACAATTAGGTGGTACTCCTCTTAATGAAGCAATGGTAGCTATGAATGATATTATTCCTGCATTCCAAAAGCGTACAGGTTCTCAGAAAGTTCATGTTATGAATTTAACTGATGGTGAGGGTTATCCTGTAGGTTATGGTAAGAAGGTTAAGCATTATAGAACTGGTGAGTCAACTGTTATCCGTGGTAGAATTGATCACAACACATTCTTACGTGACCGTGTAACTGGACAGTCACATCAATTCCTTGATGGGTATGATCAGACTAATACTTTCATTACTCAACTTCGTAATAGGTTCCCACAATGTGAGATTATGAACATCCGTCTTCTTAATGGTAACGAGTGGAATAGATTCAAGCGTCAGTGCTTAGGTCATAATATATCAGCGTGGGCAGATGCTGACACTGAGTGGAAGAAGTCAAGGTCATTCATTTGCACTTCTTCAGCTTATAGTGTACAATATGCATTGTTCACTGGTGCTCTTGACAATGAAGTGGACTTTGAAGTACAAGAAGATGCTACAAAGGCACAAATCAAGAGAGCATTTGCTAAGACACTCAAGTCTAAGACAATGAATAAGAAAATTCTTACTTCATTCGTTGAACGTATAGCGTGATGTTCGGTTATCCGAACAGCATGGGGTTGCGTAAACAATCCAAATGCTATATAATATTGTCAGATTGATAAAAGTCTCTGGTAACCCCAGTCGCTTTAATCAATCTCCACGCTTCTACAGTCCTGGTAACCCCAGATCGCTGCCAAGAAACCAAATTCAAACTTATCCCCAAAAGGAAGTATCATGTCTTATTTAAAGCAACAGGATCGGATTCGCAGTATCCGTGATCTTATCACAGAACTAGAACAAGCCAAAAAATTTACCAAACTTGCTAAAGGAATAGCAGAAGGTAAAGAACCTCTTGTAGAAGAGGAATTAGATCCAAACGATCTAGCAATTAGTCAATTCTATCAGAGACAGTTTTCAGTAAACGCTCTGAATAGTTACAAAATATTCAATCACCAACTCGCTCGTGACGTTGTGGTGGCAGTTAGACCCAAAGCATTAGGTGGTCATAAACTAGTCATCGACGGACAACACACGGCGGGTCTTGCCATTTATAGCGAGGCGGTGGACAAAATCAAATGTAATGTCCTCTATCATCCTGAGGATAGGTCGAAAGAAGAGTGCATCAGAGTTGAAGGTGAACTCTTTCACGCATATAATACACAGCGTAAGAATCCTAGCATGATCGATAAGTATCGTGCTGGTTTGTGCTTTGATGAACCTCAAGCAGTTCAATTCAACAACCGTCTTACATCCTGCAACTTGCAGGTTGATGGACTAGGAGATCTCGATGGAGATAGCTTAGCAACATCAGGTGCAACTCGTTTCGATAAGTGCATTAAGCAATACGATACTGATGAAGTGGACTACGGTGCATTCATCAATAAGGCAGTGAACTTCATTCGTCGTACATGGGGAACACCTTCTAAGTGTAAAACTACGGATGACAAGGGAAATGAAATCGTTTCGGTATTCAAATATCGTGATGATTTGATCCATGGTCTTACCACACTCTTAGTTCTTATTGAGATCGGTGTTGATGCCAATGGTAAGGGTCTTTCTACTCAACAGGATAATGACTTTAGAAGTTGGTTAGAGAATGAGTGTACCAAGAAACCAATTAACTTATATGTTAGTAACACTGGTGGTGGTAATTCTCACTACAAGATAGCACATAGATTCTTGCAAGAGTATAATACTTTTGCAGACTATGCATCTATCTCACACAACTGGGCTCATGAGAATGGTGTCTGGGATGAAGAGGTTCTCCGTGAAAAGTCAGCAAAAGTAAGATCTGAGATCTTAGCTAAACCTGAAACACGTAAGGAGAGACTAGGTAGGGTTGATGGTAAAACAAAAGGAACCTATCGCACTTGCAATTTCCCACAGTATAATACTGACGACTAGACCAGTAAACAAAGTGGCACATACCCCCTTAACAGGGGGTTTTTTATTGCTATACTACGTACATACACAAAAACATTTTCATTATGCCTTTCGAGAGAAAACTATCAGTCAACTTCGTTGATGAACTTCGTGAAGAGTTTGGTAATGAGATAGATGCCTCTCATGTAAGGAAGTTTGCAAGTGCTCGTGATGTAGCATATCCTACAGTGGCACGTAAGTTAAAATCATACCAAGTTAAGCGTGGGTCTTGGAACCTTACCGTAGAGGAAGGTAGAGAGATTCTAGAGAAAGCAATTGCTAGTCCTACTGTTCTACCTAATGTAGAGCAAGATCTAGTTCCAGCAATTGATGAGACTTATGTGAAGTTCGGTAACTTTACTGATCTTAGTAAGATCATTAAGTCTAAAATATTCTATCCAGCATTCATAACTGGACTGTCTGGTAATGGTAAGACCTTCTCTGTAGAGCAAGCATGTGCTCAGGCAGGTAGAGAACTTATTCGAGTAAACATTACTATCGAAACAGATGAAGATGATCTCATTGGCGGCTTCCGTCTTGTTGACGGCGCAACCGTCTGGCACAACGGACCAGTTGTTGAAGCTCTCAACAGAGGGGCTGTCTTGCTCCTTGACGAAATCGACCTTGCCTCAAACAAGATTCTCTGTCTCCAGTCCATCCTTGAAGGTAAAGGAGTTTTCCTTAAAAAGATTGGAAAGTACGTCAGACCAGCAGCAGGGTTCAACGTCTTTGCCACCGCAAATACTAAAGGTAAAGGTTCAGACGACGGAAGATTTGTTGGAACTAACGTGCTCAACGAAGCCTTTCTTGAAAGATTCCCAGTAACATTTGAGCAGCAGTATCCTACTCCTGCTAACGAGATCAAGATCCTTGATGCTGTATGTGATGAGAAGGAATTCAACAAGCGTCTTGTTGACTGGGCAGACATCATCCGTAAGACCTTCTTTGATGGTGGTATAGATGAGGTTATCAGCACTCGTCGTTTAGTTCACATCGTACAGGCATATAAGATTTTTGGTACTCGTGCCAAGGCAATCACCACTTGTATCAATCGTTTCGATGATGAAACTAAGCAAGCGTTTCAGGAGTTATACGACAAGGTTGACGCGGACGTGGACTTTGAGGTATAATAATGGCATGGTGGTTATTGTATGATGTTTTGAAAGAAATGGAGAATGAAAACAACGTGGACTTCCACGTCAAGGGTGGAGTGAGCGATGACACCATCGCCTTCACCAATGGGGTCTATCCAATATATGATCCCAATGTTGCTCTCAACGAGAACATTGAATTGGGAATTGAATCTAACAAGGTTAGGGTCAAGTATGATGAGGATGAAATCCTCAAGAAAGCTACTGAGTATATTAGTAGCACATACTCTGGACACTATACTACAGAGGGTTCAAACATTCAGACACTTGATCTTATTGAATCAGTTGGAGATGCAGAAGCATTCTGTAGATCTAATGCCATTAAGTATCTAAGTCGCTATGATAAAAAGGGTCGTCCACAACACGACATCCTGAAGGCAATACACTATTGTGTGTTACTATATCATTTCACATCCAAGCCAACCGATACGGAGACCTCAACCCCTTATGAAACTTTCTAAAAGCACACTTGACATACTGAAGAACTATTCCAATATTAATCAGTCAATATGCTTCAAGAAGGGTACTGAGTTATCAACACTTTCTATCCAGAAGAACATACTTGCTAGATCTGTAGTGGAAGAAGCATTCCCAAGAGACTTTGCGATCTATGATCTGAGTGAGTTTCTATCTGGTCTTACATTATTTGAAGATCCTGAGTTTGATTTCACTAACCAAAGCTTTGTTACTATAAAGGATAGGAGGAATACATCTAAGTATTTCTTTGCTGATCCTTCTACAATTGTAACACCACCAGAGAATCGTGTAGAACTTCCTAGTAAGGATATTTCTTTCACAGTAGCATGGTCGGATCTATCTAATATAATTAAAGCTGCTGCCATCTATCAGATAGAGGACTTGGCAGTCGTTGGTGATGGATCTGAGATCAGACTTGTTGTTCGTGACAAGAAGAATGATACATCAAATACCTATGCGGTTAATGTAGGTGAAACTGATGTAGAGTTCTGCTTCAACTTCAAGGTTGAGAACCTCAAGTTGATACCAGGTGATTATCAGGTTACAATCAGTAAGCAGAATGCATCTCTCTTTAGGGATGTGAACAGAGACCTAGAGTATCTTATCGCACTGGAGCCAGATAGTAAGTATGAAGGATGATTTTCTGTGGGTGGAGAAGTACCGCCCACAAACCATTGAGGAATGTATTCTACCATCCGATACCAAGAGTACATTTCAATCTTTTGTTAACAATGGAGAGATACCTAATCTCCTGCTCTGTGGTACTGCTGGTATAGGCAAGACCACTGTAGCGAAAGCACTATGTAAACAACTAGGAGTAGATTCTTATGTCAT